GCCTAAGTTAAAACGTGATATAGTAAAGTATGTACGAGACAAGGCAAAATCACGCTATGAGAAGGGAACGGAATGCCATATCTGTGGAGCAAAAACTAAGTTAGATTTTCACCATTTCTATAGTTTAACAGGACTATTGAATAAATGGCTATTAGATAACAATTTGAATCCACAGTATATACAATCACTCCGAGAAGATTTCATAGAAGAGCATGAAGCAGAGTTATATGTGCACGCAATAACTTTATGTACCATGCACCATAAACAGCTCCACTCAATTTATGGCAAAGAGCCTTCACTGGCCACTGCACATAAGCAAATGAGATGGGTGGACATACAAAGAGAAAAACATGGCTTGGTATAACAAAATATTCGGAACACAAGAAAAGCTAAATCCAGCTCAGTATCTTGACGGCGGTAAAATTGAGAGCTCTCGAGACCTTACTTTTAGCTATGAGAAAATGTATGAGCAGCTAGAAATTGTTAATCGCGGAGTTAATATGATTGTTGACGATGCTGCAGAAATCCCAGCGTCGGTTAGTAGCTTAAACTCTTTTAGAGGTGTAGCTGTAGGAATTAAAAGAGCCAAGGCAGATAGTTTATTGAATAGGTCTCCAAACCCTTTTCAAGATATTAATACTTTTAAACGCAATTTAATAACTGACTATTTAATAGACGGTAATATATTTATATACTACGATGGTGCTCATCTATACCATCTTCCTGCTGATAAAGTACGGATTCATGCCGATAAAGATACTTATGTTGAAAAGTATACTTTACAGACTGTTACATATGAACCTTCTGAAATAATACATATAAAAGAAAATTCTTTTCATTCTATTTATAGAGGAGTGTCTCGTCTTAAGCCCGCGCTAAGAACTATGCAGCTTATGATAAATATGCGTCAGTTCCAAGATAATTTTTTCAAGAATGGGGCAGTACCAGGTTTAGTTCTTAAATCTCCTAACACTTTGTCAGATAAGATCAAAGATAGAATGATAGTTGCATGGCAGCAACGATACCGTCCAGACACGGGAGGACGCAGACCTCTTATACTTGATGGTGGTATAGAGATAGATGCAATATCTAATATAAACTTTAAGGATTTAGATTTTCAACATGCAATTGCAGAAAATGAAAAAATAATTCTAAAAGCATTGGGCATTCCTCCTATTATGTTAGACTCAGGAAATAATGCAAACATTCGCCCAAATATGCGTATGTATTACTTAGAGACAATATTACCTATAGTACGTAAACTTAACTTTGGTTTATCACGTTACTTTGGTTTTGATATTACAGAAGATATATCAAATATACCTGCACTGCAGCCGGAATTACGAGATGCTTCTGCATACTATACTTCGTTAGTAAATGGCGGAATTATTACAGCAGCAGAAGCTCGTGAACGTTTAGGTTTTGAAGAAATAGATAATACTCAAGAAATAAGAGTTCCAGCAAACATAGCCGGTTCAGCAGGAAATCCAAGTGAAGGCGGTAGGCCAGTTGAAGGAGAAGAAGAATGATTACACCCACTAAAAAACGTTTAGCGCATGCAGAGGTAGCCATGCTTTTAGCTGAGAAGGGACTAGATAGTATACCTGACACTGCTAGTTTATTGAACTGTAAAATGAGTTATATAAACAATATACAGACTTTTAAAAACATATTTTCAAATTACGGATCCATGATACTAGCTTTAAATAAATCTCATCCCGATTTAATGGAACTAGCACGTCAGAAGAATGCTCCAGCCCCCAAAGCTAAGCCTGCTGTTAAATCAGCAGTAAAAAAGGAAAAGTAGATGGAAAAGATATTTAACTTAACTTCCACTTTTAAAACCCACGCTGAAGAAGACGGATCAATCATGATTCGTGGTATGGCAAGCACTGTAGACTTTGATCGCGCGGGTGACTCTATCTCAGCAGAAGCTTGGCAAAAAGGTGGTATGGTAAATTTTGAAAAGAATCCTATTATTCTTTTCAATCATAATTATGACAAGCCAATTGGAAGAGCTACAGGACTGAAAGCCGGCCCAGATGGTTTGGAAATGAAAGCAAAAATTAGTAAGCACGCAGAATGTGCAGACCTAATTAAAGACGGTGTTCTTGGAGCCTTTTCTGTCGGTTTCAGAGTCAAGGACGCTGACTATATAAAAGAAACCGATGGACTAATGATTAAGGACGCTGAACTGTTCGAGGTATCTGTAGTATCTGTACCATGCAATCAATCAGCTACTTTTTCGCTCGCGAAATCTTTTGACTCTACCGAAGAGTACGAGGAATTCAAAAAAACTTTCACAAATCGTGTAGATCTAGCCGGTCAGTCTCTGGCTAAGGACGAAGATATATCTTCTAGCATAGCTAGTGACACACCGAAAAGCGCGGAACAATCCGCAACAAAGGAGATCAAAATGTCGGAAGATAATTCTACCGGAATCGACTTGGAAGCTTTTGCAAGGAAAGTAGCGGAAGAAACTGCTACAAAAATCGCAATGAAGCAAGCCGAGCAAAAAGCAGCTGACGAAGCACAAGCAAAAGCGGTAGCAGATGCCGAAGCAGCAAAGACTCTCGAAGGAGAGAAAATTCAAGCAACAATTAAGACTGGTGTAGAAACTGGTGTAGAAAAGCTCATGGCAGATGTAGAAACTTCAATGTCTGAAAAAGAAGCCACTCTTACAGATGTTCTTTCTAAGTACAAAGCAGAGCTAGAAGAGAAACAAGCTGAAATTGCAGCAATGCAGCAAAGCAAGAAGTCTTTTTCAGACCGCAGCAATTCAGGTGATATAACCGCATTTGGTGCAGAATTCCTGAAGGCTAAGCTTTTAGGTGAAGTTACTAATAAGGGTTGGGATACTGACTATGCACGGAACCTAATGGAAAAAGCAGGTGTAGATACTGCTACAGTAGGCAACTTGAATACTATTGTTTCTAATACTTTCGTGGATCAAGTTTCACATGCCCAACAACTTGGAGGTCTTTTTGAAGAACTAGTTGTAAGCTCTGGTAAAACTACCTTGCCAATTTCTAAAGTACCTAAAGCTGCTTACTTTAACAGCGGAGGTTTCACGAATACAACTGATCTAAACGATGACGGTACTCCAGGAAACGGATATACTTTTGACGATGTTACTCTTTCAGCGTATCGTTTGATCGCAGGTACTTCTTTGGCTAACGATTTGGACGAGCAACTCGTTGTTTCATTACTGCCACAGCTTACTAAGCAGCTTGCAAAGGCTCACGCTGTTGCAATTGATGGAGCTATCTTAGCCGGTCATGGTGGTGGAGCTATCAAAGGCTTGGTTGCTACAGGTGGATCTGCTATTATTGCAAGTGGTCTTGGAGGTGGTTTTGCTACAGGCACAGCTACGACAGGTGATGCAGCTGCTGCGATTACACGTCGCCCTACTCCAGAAAACTTAGCAAGCTTGCGAGCTAATATGGCTGCTTATGGTCAAAATGTTAATGAACTTGCCATTATTGTTGCACCAGATACTTACTACAATCTGATCCATCAAGCTGGATTCCAGGATATTTCAGAAGTTGGTGAGAGTCGTGCTACTAAGCTCACAGGCGAAATTGGAAGCATCTTCGGTGTTCGGGTTATTGTTTCTGATGGAATGCCCGCAGCAACTGCACTTAACGTTGCAGGTATTATGGTTAATACTTCTAACTTTGTTCGTCCACGTCTTGGCGGAGTTAAGTTTGAGACTGAGTACTCAGTTGTTAATCAAATTACCAACTTAGTCGCTACTCAATCAGTTGGTTTTGACCAATTAGTGACAGATACTGCTTCAGCATCTATCATTCGTTACCCAGCTGCATCTTAATAGCAATACTTATAAAACTGGGGGAGTCCGCTCCCCCAAGTTTTTACTAATGGACTTATTATGGCAGTTAGCGAATTAATATCAATAACAGATTATAAAAAAGTAGCCGGACTATCATCAACTAATATTGAGGTTGATTTTACTCTGAGTACTTTTATAACGTCCGTGAGTCAATTAGTAAAAACTTATTGCAATAATACCTTTGTAGATTATTTTGATACTGTTGCAAATGGTAGACAAGGACCAAAAGTAGAATCTTTTACTTTAACCTATCCTTCGGAAATAGTACAATTAACAGAAAATCCTATTATTGTAACAGCAGGTAAACCTCTTATAGTAAAAGAGAGAAGTTCTATTTCGTCAGCATATAATACACTAGTACAAAATCAGGATTTCTACTTAGATACTCATACAGATTCTATACATAGAGTTTCCGGAAAAAACTTTAATTCAGGACTAGGAGCAGTAGAAGTAACTTATTTTGCAGGATATGAAACAGTACCTGCAGACCTAAAATTAGCCGTAATTGATATAATAACATATTATTTTAAAGGCGAACATAAGCCTAGACAAACAATTGCAGGCGCAAGTAGGCAACAGAATCCTACGACATCTATTCGTGATAATGTAGATTTTCCGGATCATATAAAACGCATACTTGATATGTATAAAAACTACTAATGGCTCAGCAAAGATTATTAACTTTTTTAGAAAAGCTTGATAACGAGTTAAAGCTTACAAGTGCTAAGTACAGAACTGGAGTAGGAAATTTTTTAATACATGATTTTTCTATATATCCTTTTTCTATGATCGAAGCTTTAAAGCAGGGAATACTTTCAGCAATAAATATTCCCAAAAAACAAAGGGGCACTCTTTATAACGATAATGAAAAGTTTATAAAAGATGAAGTAGAGGCATTTTTTAAACAAGTAAAAGAAAATATCAAAAAGAAAAAACAAACTAAAAAGTGGCAAGATTCAATAAGTATTAAGATTGACACAAGTAAGTTGTTTTTAGTAACTCTTAAGCAGCCAGAACAAGATAAGAAACAAAATATATATGCTGTAATATATACTATTTACGAAAAAGAACTAAATATTATGTATACTAATATACTAAAAAAATTAAACTTAGAATCATTATCAAGACAAAGTAGAACTAAGGGAAGTAAATCAGAAAGGCATATAGCTAAGGGAACAGACTTTTTTAATTTAGGACATGTTGGTGATAGTACAAATGCAAGCCAACAAATAAATAATGCAGTTTATGATACAGTTAAAGAGTTAGCAGCAAATCCTCCAGAGCTAAGCGCTCAGCTGAGTTCATTGCCTGGTATAAAAAGAAATTTTTTAATTTTTAAAGATTCAAGAAGCGGTAAAGCTACTGTAACTATTCAAAGTAAGTATAATAATACAACAGATTCTATACAAGAAAAAAAGTGGGCTCAAGACGTAAAAATACACCTTAAAAAAGCAATAAATATTTTAAAGACTGATATAGTGAATCTATCAGGATCAGACAGTTTGTTAGAAGGCTATCGAAAAAACGCTGGAGCAAAAATTGTTTCCTCCTTTAAAAAGAGTAAAGTATTAAAGGTAGTATCAGAAGACTTTAAACATAAAAAGCCTAATACAAGTGCTTCATTAGATATAAGCCCTACTTTTAAAAGAGCCAAAAAACAAAAAACAAAAAGTACTGGTATACGAAAAAGAAGAGTAGCAGGAAGTAGGAGAGTTAGTAAGGGAGTTTCAAGTAACCCTTTACAACTAATCGGAATAATCAATCAGAAATTACCAGAAACTGTAAGAAAGAATATGGGAGTTCCTGGTTTAGAAAATCAAACAGGACAATTTGCATCTAGTGTTCGTTTAACAGATGTAGTACAAACTCCTCAGGGTTTTCCAAGTTTTGGTTATACTTACCAAAAAGACCCCTATCAAGTTTTTGAGGTAGGGGCAGGTAGCCCCCCTTGGGCAACAGGAGCAAGAGATCCACGAACTGTTATTGACAGATCGATAAGAGAAATTGCAGCACAATTTGCTATCGGAAGATTTTATACTAGGAGAGAATAATGTCACGGGCATATACCACTAGAAGACAGCAAATTGTAAAAGCCTTAGTAGCTACACTAAAAACTATTAATGGCACAGGAGGTTTTCTAACAAATCTTTCAGGCAATGTAAAACCTAGGTTATTATTTTGGGATGAAGTTGCGGAGTTTCCAGCAGTTCATATAAATGCAGGTTCAGAAACACGAGAGTATCAAGGCGCAGGTTATAAGGATAGATTTTTAAGTATAACACTTCGTGCATATGTAGAGACTTCTACAAAAGACGAAGATGCACAAAATGCTTTAGATAAATTACTCGAAGATGTAGAAACAGTTATAGAAAGTAATTCTAGATTATCTTACCAAGATAAACAAGGAGTTACTCAGTTTACACACCAAATTAGTATCATAAGTATCGATACAGATGAAGGAGTATTGGAACCGCTAGGAGTAGGAGAAATGCTACTAGAAGTTCGATATTAGAAAATACTGGCAAGAGCAAAAGTTCACGTCCAAGTCTTTTCAAGAACATAGGAGAAAACTATGGCACAATTTTTATATTTTAGCCGCGATACAAAGCTCTATGCCGAGTTTAATGGTACTATATTTAACATACCAGTACTTGACGGGTATAGCTTTTCACAAGCGACAAATGCAACAGAGATTACTCTAAATGAGATGGAAGCCTCTGGAGGCGGAAGCCGTCGAGGACGAAGAGCATTCAATGACTCTCTAGCTCCCGGCGATTGGTCTTTTTCAACATATGCAAGACCTTTTGCTTCTTCAAAAACTTCAGGAGCAAACGGCGGATGGGGTGGAAGTAATATAGTTCATTCAATTGAAGAAGTTCTTTGGGCAGCAATGATGGGTGCTGATACTTATACTGCTGGCGCTCCGTCTATATTTAAAAGAAGCACAAACAGTATTCATACAACAGCGCCTTCTACTAGTGCAAATCAACTAAACTTTACTCAATCAAACTTTTCTACGCTTGGAACACTTAATCTTTTCTTTGTAATTGGTCAAGCAACCACAGCCTCAGCAACTGGTTATAGAGTATATAAGTTAAAAGAGGCTACAGTAAACGAAGCTTCTATTGACTTCGATATTGATGGTATTGCAACAGTTAATTGGTCAGGAAATTGTAACGATGTTATTGATGTTACTAGTCAGTCAATTGCATCTAATACAGCTCCTGAAGATGATACTGCTGTACCTGTTGGCCATGGAAGCAGAACATTAACAGTAGGTGACATATATCTTGATACAAATGCTGCTTATGACTCTGTAAATTTCTTTGGACAACTCTCTGTTTGTACAAATGCTGCAGACGGTGCAGAGGCCTTTACACCTGTTGTAAATGAATTAACAGACGGTGCAGATTCTGCTAGCTTTATTCGTAATCGACTGACTCAACTTGCAGTTACTACAAGCGCAGCTCAACAAGCTCAAGGTATGCAAGCTAGCTACGTAGCTACACTTACCGGAGGAAATATAACAATTGCCAACAATAATACTTATATTACTCCAGAAGAATTAGGTGTTGTAAATACAGCGATTGGACACGTAACAGGTACTCGTACTCTTGGAGGAAGCTTTACCTGCTATCTTTCTGATGATAGTGGTAATGTTAATTCTTCTTCTGACTTATTTAGAGATATGCGAGAAAAGCTATCTGCTACTGTGACAAATAGTTTTGGAATTACTTTTAAAATTGGTGGTGCTACAGCAAGTACTCGGCGTTTAGAAGTTGCATTCCCAACTGCACACATTGAAATTCCAACTCACTCAATTGAAGATGTAATATCACTGGAAACAACGTTTACAGCTCTACCATCAACAATCGATCAAACGGATGAAGCAACAGTTAAGTATTTAGTATAAAGAAATAGGGAGCTGAAACGCTCCCTACCTTCTTAAAAATAATTGTTGACATTTTGTCTAACTTAGAATATAATATACCATAATAAAAAATTAACCGTAGGAAATAAACTTATGACAGATACCAACACCGTTTCACTAGCAAGTCTTATGACTCCAAGTAAAACTGTAACTTTAGACTATCCTGGGTGTGATGGATTTACTATAGATCTTTGTTACTTAGCCCGAGAAGAGCTAGTAAAATTACGCAAAAAGTGTGTAACAACAAAGTTTAGTAGAAAAACTCGACAGCCTGAAGAAACCTTAAATGAAGAAACATTTCTAATTGAGTACTGTAAAGCAGTTATCAAAAACTGGTCTGGATTTAAATATCGTTACCTAGAAGAGCTTCTTTTGGTAGATGTTTCTAATTTTGAGCCTGATGATGAACTAGGTTACTCTCAAGATAATGCAGAGCTACTCATGAAAAACTCAAGTGACTTTGATACTTGGGTGACAGAGACAGTGAGTGACCTAGAAAATTTTACTGGGAACAAGTAGCAAGAGTACAGAAGCTACTTGAAAAATATGTAAGAGCTTCTCAGCAAATGGATATTGATAAATATCTAAAAATTTGTGAGCAGTTAGGACAAGAACCAGATCCCGAAAAGATGCCACTCGACCCTTCAGATTTTCCTGAAGAGGTCCAAGTGGCATTTTTTATAAGTTCTCTTCTTTCAGATCGTTGGGACGGAGGAACAGGAACTTATTTAGGAAAAGATTATAGTAATATTCAATACCTGTTTGAGCTATATAAAATTGATAATCCTACAACAATTTTATTTTTTATAAGAATGTATGATAATGAAGTCGGATTTTCTAGAATGGACGAAAAAGATCGACAACAAAAAGCACATGAGAGAAAGCAAAACACAGGGGGTAATAAAAACTTTACCCATAATGTAAAGGGATAATATGGCAAAGACAACGATTGAAGCAGAAATTAGATTAGATGATAAAGGAAATCTAAAGAAAACAGCAGCTAGCGCAGATAAAACTGCGGCAGCACTCGATCGTGTCGGTACTAGTGCTCGTACTACTGATCGTAGAATTAAAGGAGTAGCAAACTCTTCTTCTAATAGTACAAAAAACTTTTCAAAGATGGCACAAGGCATGGGAGGAGTAGTTGTTCCTGCTTATGCCGCTTTTGCAGCACAAATGTCTGCTCTTACTGCAGGATTTCAATTTTTAAAACGTGCAGGAGACTTAAAAGTACTACAAGC